TTTTTGTTTTCACAGCTAACTCCTTTATCATACTTTTGTTTATTTGTCAACATTTCTTTTTGATATTTATCATACCATTCAGTCTTACGACCTTCTTTCTTACACCACTCATAATGATTTCTCATCATTAGCTCACTATTTTTTAATTTTTCCATTTGTTATCACCTGTTTTAGTATTGTTGTTGATGGGTCTATATCTACTTTATTACAAGCAGTAAGTAGAAATAAACTTATGATTATATATTTCATTAGTAATACTTTTCCCAGTCTTTATTTTTTAATTTAAAAAAATGATGAAATATAGTATTGACTGCCTTTCTATATTCATCTTGTTTTTTCTTACCTTTCCATTGACCAACATATAATCCACCGATTATTTCGTTTAGTCTAAAGATTTCTTTTTTTGTCATTAATGCTCCTTATAGCTAACTTGTTTAACTGAACGACTCCAACAAGTACGGCATGACTTACACTCGCCACCTTGTTTGTAGGCAGGACACTCCTTACCTATTGCTTTCTTATCTTTGTGTACACCTGATGTCCACTTCCAAAACTTTGGTGGCGGACTATCTACTTTGATTGCAGATACACGCAAACATAAATTCTTTGGCACATCTTCTTCTTTTATCTGTGCTATAATATTGTATTCTCTTGTGGCTAACCAGTATTTTATATGTGGTGTACGTTCACACACTTCAAATATCTTCATCAAATGTGAGTAAGATTGTATATCTCCAGAGTCAAACCACCTGTGAAAATGCCTTGATTTATCTAGGTTTTTGTACTTTTGGGTAATAAGTTCTGCCATATAATCTACCCACTCTGGTTTCTCGATTGCCTTTCTTCTAATCTCGTGAGCATCAAAAACATTTTTAAATGCATAGTGTCCTTTAAGTGCATAGCATTTATTACAGATAGTGCCTTTTACTTTTGCTAACTTTGCACCAGTAATACATTTCTTTGCTGATATACCCCAAGCAAACGCAGGCATTTTACTAGGGTTAGATAGTGTACCTATTTCTTTTTCTAATTCTTTTCTTTTCATTTAATCTCTTTTACATTTGGCTCAACAATATCCCACCATTCACAAGGTGTGTTATCTGCACTAAAATTTTCACTAGCTATTTCTATTGCTTCACTTTCATCTTTAGCCTTAACAACACCAACTAAACACATTGGTATTTTTACTTCATATTTTTTCATTTTTCTCCTTTGGTTTGTCTTTCATAAAGTCTGGCATTTCCCTGTGTGTGTACTTTGCAAAACTTTTTTTCTCGTTGATATAATAATTTCTGTATGCTTGTATATAATCATCACACTTATATTCATCAGGCATACATAGTGGTGGTGTAGTAAATTTTTTTTCAGGTATCTTGTCTTTCCAAGTTAAATTAAAATCAATAAAATAATTTATTATCTTCATAGACTTGTGCATTTTATTATATCTTCTTTCAAACTCATAGCCCAACCAATTACCTAATAATAAAGTCCAACCAAAATTGCCAACACTATCTCCTACCCAAACTGTCATTGGGTGTTTGGGATATGCAGGTTTATATATTTTGGTATCTTCTCCTGCGTGTCGTTGATAACCTGTTGACAACATCTGTGCAGTTTCTAATATCATTTTAACAACGTGCTTATCACAATGATATTCAGCACATATCTTTGGGTTTTTGTGTAAGTGAAATATATTCATTTGAATTATATTTATAACATAATTTACTTGATGTGTCAATATGCCTAATTGCTTTTTGCATAAAAGTATGATATGATATCCTGCGTTTCGGGGCAGGGTATATATACTATATGTTGAAATCTTCCCCGTTGTTGTTTGATAACCAAGTGTGTACATTTGCACCAAACGCAACATAAGATTTATATTTATCTAATACTAATTGTTCAAATTCAAAACTATGACTTCTTATTTCTACTCCAGTTTTTAATGTAATGGTTGCCCAAGTATCGTATTTATGTGAATCTAATCTTACACTTTTAATATCATCTTTAGTAAATTTAATTACTGCTTTATTATTTATTTTCATTTTGGTTCTACTCCTGTTATATGGGCAATCATCTCGTTGCCTTTTTTATTTATATATTCTACTCTATATAATTTTTTATGGTCTAATTTTTTTTGTAATTTTTTTAATGACATAGCCCTCATAATTTCTGACTTATCATTTTCTTTATCTTCTGTTATATCTATAACTTTATATTCATATCTCATAAAATGGTTTGTTCTCCTTTTCTTTTTTTTGTTTGTTTATATTATATCTTACCACAAAATAAACTATTAGTCCAGCAGTTAATGTTAGTATCTGCCCTAGTATAAATAATAATATTCCGTGTGCTATATCCATAATGAAGGCTAGGCGATTGCTCGCCTAACCCTATCTCGTTCAAGTTCTAGTTCAGTTATTCTTCACAACCATAACTTGTTCGTTGATAATTTAAGCTACTTGTTGGGATTTAAGATGGTTCTGCAAAGCAATTTTTGCATTAGCAATCTTTTCTTCCTTGCTAGGTTTCCTCTCATAACCTAATATAGAATCTGTCATAGATTTAACACTAGCAGGATTCACTACTAATGAACTACCAAAGACTTTATTGAGAGACACATTTGGTTCCCAATTATATTCTTTAGCTAGTATATCAACTTCAGATTTATGCTTCATAGCTTTTATTTGCTCACCAACTAAATCAGTAGCTCTAATTATAGAACTAATCCAATCTTGATGAGTCTTTACTACATTAGCTTTTGCTATTAACATCAGCTCAAATGTAGCAAACTCTGATTCTGTGCAAGGTATTGCACGAGAACGACAACCACCACTACCTATAATGTCTAAAGCATAATCGCTTTTCCATTTATCAAAGTAGTTTGTGATACCACCACTTTTACCTTTTAACCAATCGTTATTACGATTAATTGTTGTGCTTTCGTGAGGGTTATTTCTGTTGCCACTTTGCTCTATCTTAATATCGGGATTCAAGCCATTAGCTTTCATCTCGGAACGATACCAAGCATAAGCAAAATTATTTGTTGTACCATACTCACTACCCTCTAAACTTCCATCAAGCTCAAAGCTAAAGTGCTTTGACTTTTGCACCTCATCATTGTAGCTATCAGTAGTTTGTATGGGCTTACCTTTATCATCAACTACTGCAAAATAAAAACAACTATCTTTACCTGTGGCATCAACAGTGTTATATTTTCTTTGTAGTCCTTGCAACTGTGCAACATCATCAGGAATATATCTTCTTTCAACTACTTTTTTAGCAGTTTTAAAAGATTCATCTAATCTGATTTTGCATACTTTTAGTGCTGATAGGTACGCTTCATATTTAGGATTGTCAGATTGAGATTCCAAATGCCTACGGAAATCTTTTATATAAGCAGTCCGATAGTCTTTGTTCAATCTGATATCTTGTTTCTTCTCCATTGAGTACTCCTTTCTTTGTTGAAGATACTACCAACTTCTTTGTCGGTAGTATCTATATAATACTATATTATTTTTGAGATGTCAAGCCGAGTTGTTCTGCTAGTTCTTTGGCTTTTGCTGATGTGATTGTAGGGGAATAATCATCACGATTATTTCCAGTTGCTTGTAGTCTAGTAATAGGGTGTGATACACCAAGCAATCTATTTTTTAATATATAATAATAATCCCAATCTTTCCTATCACTATTCCAATTAGAATCATATATTACATACCAAGCATTTTCCATATTAACTTTTACTGGTTCAGTTATTCTAACACCGATTGAATCAATGGCTCTATCCATATAGATAGAACACCAACTATCTGCACAACCTTGTGTACAAAAATTACCACTACCATATCCATTAGCTCTATTAGATTGATAATACTTATTACCTTTACTACCCCTAATTTGATTTGAGTTTTTCTTTTCAGGGCATTTAGGATTTTGACACCATTGAGTATCTCTAGCCATTATTGTACCTCACTTCCAAACTGTGATAATTCTAGTTCTAGGTTGCCACGAAGTAAGTTTTTTAACTGACTATACTTATGAGGTGTTAAAACATATAACCTAAT